ATGGCAAACGACAATCGAAGGCGGCCGCCTCATGGCCATGATCCGGAGCAGGCACGCAGGGAAGCCGCCAGAGCACGAGAAACACGTCAGAAGCAATCTGGTTCTGCATCCCGAAATTCCCGTTCACATTTCACTGGGACTCGCAGGAATGACATCAGCAAAAAATCCAGATATTACCAGGTACGCCGTCAGAAAATGCTTCTTGCAGCTGGCGGGATCCTGATCATACTTATTCTTGTGATCATTTTTTCCGCACGTGCATGCATTTCTTCCCGTAAAGCTGCAGAAGCCGCCGCACTGCAGAAGGCACAGGAAGAGGAGGCCGCAAAAAAGACAAAAGAAGAAGCTGCTGCTGTGAAAGATCCCGTTTCACTGACGCTCAGTGTAGTCGGTGACTGCACGTTGGGTACCGATGAGACCTTTGATTATGACACAAGTCTGAACGCATACTACGACAACAACGGCAAAGATTATTTCTTTAAAAATGTAAAAAGCATCTTTGAGGCAGATGACCTGACAATTGCCAATTTTGAAGGAACCCTCACCGATTCCGATGCCAGAGAAGATAAAACCTTTGCATTTAAAGCGCCTGCCGAATATGCTCAGATACTCACCAGCGGTTCCGTTGAAGCCGTAAACACCGCAAACAATCACAGCCATGATTACGGAGAGCAAAGCTACACGGATACTCTGACTGCTCTGGACAATGCAAACATTACACACTTCGGTTATGATGATACTGCAGTTATGGATATCAAAGGGGTCAAAGTTGGTCTTGTCGGAATTTATGAGCTGAACGACCACCTTGGACGTGAACAGCAGCTGAAAGATAACATCGCAAAGGTCAAAACAGATGGAGCAGAACTCATTGTTGTGATCTTCCACTGGGGCAATGAGACCGAAACAGTTCCTGATACCAATCAGATGACACTTGGCCGCCTTGCTATCGATGAAGGTGCAGATCTGGTATGCGGCCATCATCCGCATGTACTCCAGGGAATCGAAACCTATAAAGGAAAAAACATCGTCTACAGTCTTGGTAATTTCTGCTTTGGAGGAAACAGCTCTCCAAGTGATATGGACACCATGATCTTCCAGCAGACCTTCACTATCACCTCAGAAGGCGTACAGGCTGATAACGTGACCAATATCATTCCCTGCTCTATTTCTTCCGCAGATGGCTACAACAACTACCAGCCAACTCCTGCATCCGGAGATGAGGCATCCAGGATCAAATCCAAGATAGAGGAACGCAGTGCTGCGATTCCTGCCGCGGATTCTTCATCCGCTACATCGGAAGGCTCTGACAGTGAAGAATAAATAGAATAACCAAAAAATAATATCCCAACTGATCCTGTGATAATGCATGTTTCCATGCTGCGATCCGTTGGGATATTATTTATATAAAAAGTAATTTTAGATCTTATTCGATCATCATCGCATCCCGTATGATTACGGGTGTACCACCATTTCTAACATTTGTTAGATTTTTACTGATTCTCAGAATGCTCATATGTATTCTCTCCAGTCATTATTACGGTTCCTTTTGATTCTTCGATGCACTCCTCATTATCAAGTGTACCGTAGGTTGCTACTGCTGGTGTACTTCCCTGGAACTGCAATCCGGATCCGTTACCAAAGTCGATCGTTACCCAGTTGTAACCGCTATCCTGGACTTTCTGATCGCAAAATTCATCGTACTGTTCCATCGTGACTTTTTTCATTGTCTCCAATGGAACTGTGATATAGGCGTATTCGCCCAACTTCTTTGTCTTAGTTCCGTTCATTACATCGCATACGATTACCTCTGCATCCAGAAGTGGATTTCCGGTCTTGCTTTCTTCTGATTCTAAAACGTTTTCCCGGCTTTCGGTATCATTTTTATCCGTTTCGGTCACGTTTTTATCCTTTTTGCTATCATTTTTATCAGAATCGTTTATGCTTTCCTGGTTCTGAGCATCCTTCATACCGTCTTTCGCTCCATCCGAAAAACCGCATCCGGTCATTCCTGCAACCAGTATACATGATAACATTGCTGCTAAGATTCTTTTACTCATTTTCTTTCCTTTCCGGTGCATCCTGACTGAAATTATACCACCTTGATCTCTGGGTTGTCTACCACATTTCCCAACAAAAGTGCGTATTCCTTTGTCGGACCGAGCGGCATTGCATCGTCTGTGGTGTTCGACACCATATAAAAGCCGACAGTTTCCATGTATTCCTCATCGTTCGGGCAATATGCGGCGTATTTGCCGTAGCAGATCTCCATTCGGACTGTTCTATGCTCCGGATTGTAGATCACATCACCCTCAAACAGCCTTTCCCCGGTCATATCTTCCACACAAGCGAATCTCTGGATCGTTTCTGGGATCACTTCCATCGCCCTGAGAATCAGATACCCGTTTTCCTCCGAATAGCCATCCTGCATCAGCATGAATGATTTGCCATTTTCCACGCACACTACGTTTCCAATGTGCCACGTTCCAGACATATCTCCCATAAGTTTTGCCCGGCAGATTCCGGAAGATCCATTGTAATTGTATTCATGTAGAACTTTATTCTCCCATAATGCCTCTTTGAGCTTCCTTCTTGCCTCTGTGAGCCTTTTTCGCTCGCTGTCCATTCTTCCGTTCACATGTCCGATGAAATCTGCCATCATCCGCATTGTGTCCTTGCAGAACTCCTCATTGATGATATATTCTTCATGTGTATACTCATGGAGGAAGGCGTCGATACGCCTCCTCAGCTCATTTTTATTCCTGATGTCCATTCTGCACCTCCTCGAATCTGTACTCCTGGTCTGCATCCGGGTATTTCTTCCGGTCTACCTTACCAACAAACATTCCATAAGGTCTACTCCAGATAGCTCCGTCCTCGCATTTATAGACCACGTAGTATTGTCCTGGAGATTCCGTGTCCTGGCTGATCGCTATCACTTCAACGATTTTCCCTTTGAAATATCTGTAGGTTTTCCCGGTTTCCACGCTTCGATCTTCTCGCACTGGATATTTGTCATGGAAATACTTCTCGCACTCTGCCAGGTCGCAATTTTCATAGTTCAGCGGATTTTCATCTGTCCAGTCCGGTATATCAGCCTCTTTGACGTGTACATGCTGTCCGAACGTGTCATTCAAATGCCTCAATTCCTCCCATATCCAGGCTGCTTCATTTTCTCCATTCGGATCTACCAGGTAACCACTTATCTTGAAAATTTTTCCGTCCATAATTTCCTACCTTTCTTGCAAATTCTCTTGATCGCACTTTCTTCTTTTACTCTTCCTGAGCGTTTTTTCTTCCATTCTCTCAGGTATTCCAACTGTTCTTGATCCTCTTTTTCTCTTTCATTCATCACTTATGTTACCTATAACCTCCATTTCCGAGTTTTCTATATCATGTGCTGTAAGTGGCACGGCTCCGGTTGCATTGTCCGGATATCTTTCATAGAACCATCCAGATACCTTGTCAACTTCTTCCTCGCAAATATTGTCGTATATTGGCCTCTCTGCGAAAATTATCCTATTGAGCATGCTATCTTTTCCAAGGATCCGCACAACGTCATTTTCAAAGATCTTCTTTCCAGTTACGTCCGTAAATCCCGTATACTGGCATAAAGTTTTCGGTTCAATCGAAAACACCTCAAATGATCCAGGAGCGTAGCTTACCATCTTTGTAACGGATCCGTCCGTGCTGCAATAGTTCGGCAGCCCCTCCTCCCACTTTCCGGTGTCCGTCGATTTGGCTTTAAACAGAATTTTTCTCTGCATTATCGTACCTTCTTCCTTCTCTTTTTTTCTTTGATATATTCTTTTATGTTTTCACCTTCAAATGTATACAAATAATTCCCAAGCCCATCGTTAAGCCTGTCGCATACCTCCTGGCACTTTTCTTCCTGGTCAAACAGTATCTCTCTCACCTTGTCACTAAGTGTTCTTATTGCTTCTTTCTTATCCTCTTCTGTGGAGCTATCGCAAATTGTGCATGTATATCTTTCGTAATATACATCATCCCCATGTGAGCTTCTTTCTTCTGTGTAGTGGGCTACTATCTCTCCGCATCTGTATCTGTCGGTAAACTCGCTTAGAACATACATCTTTGGGTAATAATAATACTTGCTCTTTGTTTTACACTCGCACTCGTCCTCTGCAATTCTTCCAGATGGCAGTCTCACTTCTATTGATCTGTTTGAATTACACTTGCAGCATTTCGGACCGTATACGAGTTCTCTATCAACTTTCCACTTTACAACCTTGTGGTCTTTCATCAATTCGGAAAGTCTCATTTTTTTGGCGTTGTACTCGGCATTACGAATAATCCGGTCGCACTCGTCTTTCTTTTTCTCGTAATCCTTTTTTACTTCCTCAAAATGTTCCTTGACGCCCTGGAGCTTTTCGTTTTCTGCTCTTAATCTGTTCATTTCTTCCAGAATCTCTGATTTTACTGAGCTTTTGATGGCTTCTTTCAGGGCGTCTATTTGCTCCTGATACTCGCTTTCTGGGTAAAACTCCTCTTCTGGGTAATCGTAATACATACTATTTACACCTCTTTCTCATTTCTCTGCATATAGTTTCTATTGTATCTTCTGTAACGATAAGCCTTGTCCTACCGTCTATAGTTTCTGTTCTGCTATTTCGGATTAAGTTATCTTGCATATCGTCAATAGCAGCTCTATAGCCTGTGTCGAATAAAAGTTCCTTTTTCCTTCTCCCTAGCGGATCTCCGTACTGGAAAATCATGCTATTCCCTCCTCACGTTTTTCATTTTCAGAATATAATATTCTGTCCCAGGAACAGCTCCCCACTCCGGTTTTCCTTCCCCGACTGTCAATTTGCAATCCGCCAGGAAACACGAGGCATCCGTGGTATAGCCATTCCGGAACTTCACGGTTCCGATATCCTGATCCACTGTTGCAGCCAGGTTCCGGAACTCGGAAACGCTTGCCTGATATTCCTGATTTTTCAGCATAGCGGCATTTCTAAATCTGGAATCATAGTACCGTTTCAATTCTCGGTACTCCTCTGTCTTTTCTCCACTCAGGATCATATCAAACCACTTTTTTTCGATCGTCAATGTCAGCAACTTTCCCACCTCCCTTCGTTTGTGCTCTATTTGGTGCGTACATCCAGATCATTACCAGGGTGCAGATCCAGCACATCGCATACTGCCAGCGGCTGATTTCCCCGTCTACCAGGATCTGTATTCCCACAATGAACCAGGGAATACAGTTAAAATGCTTAAATATCATGCGCTTGATTCTTTTCATATCCTTTACCTCACATTTAACTGATTGCTAACTGCTCTTTATACAGTTTCTGGAATACATCACGCTCTGCTTCCGCTCGGATCAAATCTTTTTCCAGCTCTTTGATCCTCTCTTTGTCAAAAAGGCGTTCCGGCATCTGGATCGGAACTGGTTTCGCTGTTTCCAGGATCTGCATCGCTTTTTCTTCGATCGGATCCGGATCCGGCTCTTTGAATGCCTCCGCCCACTCTCTCACGTATTCGGACATCTTCATATTTCCACCAAGCCCGATGCTGACAGCAAGTGCCTTGTCAATCCGCTTCATTTCATCCATCGTGGCTTTTGCAAGATATTTTCCGATCCGCTTTTTATATACCGTCTCGATCTGCTCACATAGCGCTATGGAAGGGATCGGACTGCTCTTGATCCTAACGTGTGTCGGCATCAGTTTTTTCTCCCTGGATGTCAGGTACACTACTTCCACGATCGGAGCATGTTTGTTTCCAACGTCATTACTTACTATGATTCCAGGTCTCGCCCCCCCCTGTTCGCTTCCGGAGTTTTCGCCCTCATTGATAAAAAAGATCTCTCCTCTGTGATACTCATTTTCTGTGTGCATACTATTGTCCTCCTATAAAATCCCATATTGTCAGCTGTCCTTCCCGGAGCTCCGGTTCCAAAATTGGCGATCCTAGGATTTCGTCCAACTTTTTCCGACTTTCTCTCAAATATTTGACGTAATATTCCGGATCCTGGCATCTTCGCATTACCACCAGATCGTCCCTCCGGATCGCATCTTCCATTCCCAGGACATAGCGTACTGGGTTCATACACTGACTGGTTTCTTTGTCCAGGTCTCCGCTGAGCTTACTTCTTAGGTACTGGAAGTCCTGATTCTCTTTCAGAACCTCCAGTGCAGCTGTTGACCTGCTCCGGATCCCGTCCGGATCTGCCATATAATGGACGCTTACCTCAGCTGGAATTTCCAGGAAATACTCCTCCGGATAATTTTCCGGATCCAGCTCTGTCTCCACTTGCTTCCGGAAGTACATGACGTGACTCCTGCATAAATTCATGTTTACCCCATCCGACCAGAAGGGATCGGATCCACCGTGTACTCTCAGATCTTCATACCTCTTCCGGCTGTCCTGGATCTCTTTTCCTAACTGTTTACTCCGTTTCTTTTGATCCGGCGTTTTCATCGAATTTTTCATTGATTGCCTCCATGATCTTACCGATCCGAACCTCTCCGATCCCTTTTACGGATCTGATTACCGCCTCAATGTCTTTTACATCCAAGGCATTCACAGACGCCTTTCCGTCCTCCCATCCGCTTTTATAAATATCGGTGCAAAAGTTCTCAAACTGCTGATGATCGTACTTTTTTACAGCCTTGTAAACTGCTCTGTTTACCAGATATCTCTTATTCTGAATTTTCTTTGCCATAATCACACTGCCTCCACATATGTAACTGTATTTATCTTGAATCCGTTCTCTTTGCAAAAGTCCCGGAAGAGATCCGACAGCTCTTTGAGCGTTTTCACGCTCTCGAACTGTGTTTCGTCCTCCATTCCATCGCTATTGATGAAGCCTATGTTGTACTTCTGGTTGTATCTGGAATAGCTTCCCTTTGCCGCTTTTCTTACCGTCAT